ATCAACAACACCATATCGAGTCAACATACCGACCTTCGGATAGAAGGAATTCGGATCAATTGACCGTTGCACCATAACCGGGATATAAGGACAGTAAATGATACCAGTATCATAATACTCAGGCCCTTTATAACCAAGTAAGGCATACTCAACCTTATTTTCGGTAGCCGTAGTAGCAACACCGAGATTATACTGCGCTTCAGTACGTGTATCGCGATAAACGTTAAAACGTCCACCAACGTTACCAACCTTAGCAACACCAACCGGCTGCGTGTTAACGTTACCGTTCATTGTCATCCAAGAGAACTCAGGGAGCATCTCGAGAAGAGCGCAAATACTAGGTGTAGCAACAATAAAGTTAGCAGCACCACGACGATTGCGAACAGCCATCCTATTAGCCTCGACAATTAACTTCTGATAGAAGTCACGGTTTCTTTCACCCTGCCAGCGTGCATCAGCAGCTGAGACCTTATACGTAGAGAACCCAGTCTGGTGTCCACCACCAATAGCAGCTTGAACCATGCGAATGATCATCTCACGATCAATCTCAGCTTGAATCTCATACGACATAGCATTTGTCAACTCAGCGTCAACATCAATACCATTCATATTCTTAAGATCCTGCTCGAGTTCAACTGACCAGCGAGCGTTCAACCTACGAGTACCAGCCTCAACAGCTGTCTTCTCGAAGCTTAACTCAACTGTAGGAGCTTCCTTGGCACCGTCAAGCTCAAAAGTTGACAAGAGAGCAGCAAAGCCACTATCAGCCAAAGCAAGACCACCAGATAACCAATGCGAAGTGCCGACTCCAGGCATATGTTCCGTAGTACCATCCTTGACACCATTCTGCACGGTCGAGCTACTCAAACCAGTAAATGATGTACCAAGATAGTTGTGACCCAACTCTCCAGCGGTCTGACCACCATAGGCAGCACCAGTTTTACCACCAGACGTAGTTGCATCAGTAACAGCACCGCCGTGTTTGGCGAGGGCCGTGGCTGTGTTGTCGATCGTAGCTCCACTATACTTATAGCGAAGTGCAAATGCAAGACCAACTGGTCCACTCATCGGCTGAACACCAACGATCTCGTTAGTAATCAACTCAGGGAATGTACGCCGAATCATCGGAATAAGAATCTTCGGTAGGCGCTGATCGCCTGGAGCATAATCATCACCACTATTGTAAGCATTCGCAACTGTGGCTTGGCCACCTTGCGAAATATTTTGCAAGCCGCCACCTAAGGCACTGCCTGCTCCACCAGCGTAGTTACCGCCGGCTTCCCTCAAACACCACTCTTCTTGGTTCTCAAGGAGAATGGCGGTGTTCATCCGCGTATGCGGATTCTCAATAGGCGTTACTTTGTCAGAGGTATAGTCCAAAACAGGACTCCACTTCTCCAACAATTGTTCCGCTCTATTATTATCGATATAATTCGTATTTGGACGTGTTGTAGTTTCGTTCATAATATTAATTTTTCCTTTTATTTATAATAATTTTTCCGTTGAATTGGAGAATCAGGTAATATAATACCTCAACATTTTATAATCTCATATCAGCTAATGTTTGAGCATAGTGACCAACAGCAGTTTTAGGTGTTTGAGATTTCTCTTCAACAACTTCAACCTTTGCTTCTTTAGTCTTAGACTCTGTCATAGCTTCTTCCTTTATTAAATCAAGAGACTCTTGAGTCTTCTTGTCAAAAATATTGACTGTATACTCAAAGTTCTCTTCAACAAACGTAAGATCTTTATCTTTAAAAGTCCTTCTCACGAAATTCATTTTCTTCTCATCAAAACCGATAAGCTTCTTTTCTAAATAAAGGTCCTTTTTAAGACCTTCAAGCTCTTCAGAAACTGCATTATGAGATTCAGTAAGCTCATTTAGCTCTTTACTTTTAGCATCAATGGTTTCTTTTCCATCCTTAACGGCCTCTCTAATAGAATCATTAGCTAATACCATATCAACCGAAAGCATTTTACGTATATCTGTAAGTAAACTATATGCCCTTTTATTTGCAGTAGCTTCTTCAATTGTCTTAGTAGGAATAGCCTCATCTATATATGAATCAAGATAATCAGAGACAGACCCAACAACAGTATCTTTTAATGACGTCGCTTCCTCATTTATAGACTTCCGGTAGCGGTGAATCACGTTCTTTAATTTACGAGCACGGTCATGGTCTACTGCCTCAACAACTTTATTCAGTTTCTTCGTATGATCTTTATCTATAGCCTCTAAGAGCTCTCCTAATTTCTTAGAGTGCTCTCCGTCTTGAGTAGTAAGGGCAGCTTCTGTCGCAATCTTAGTACGCTCATCAACCTTGTTATCAACTGCTTCATTGAATACTGTTTCAATTTGCGCTAGACTTTCTTCTGTAAGAACGTCTTTACCAGCCTCTTTAAGTAAATCAGATATGTTGCTCATGATTAAAATAAATCCTTTTTAGTTGCTTTCGCTATTTTTTGTTTAATTTTACCCTCAGCTATCGACTTTAAGTCTTTACTGGCTGCGGCATAGTTTTTATCAATAATATTACTGACAAAAGATTTGATCTGTTTATTTCGATCCATCGTAATTATTTAAGTAAATTTTACCATTTTTTATATGTTTTTTATAAACTCAATAAACTTATTTCTTAAGTATTGATCAACATCTGTATTTGGTAATTTCTTTAACCCCTCTTCAAACTTATCAAAATTCTCTTCGAAATCGCCGTTATTATTTAAAATCCATTGTTTTGATTCTAATATACCATTTACAAATGCATCTGAATAGGACGGATCTGCAACACAATCAATAGCAACTAACTTCATTTCAGTGACATGACCAATTTCACTATCAGTTTCTTGATCAATTTTACCTAACGCTCTTGACGACATACCAACCCGGACACCGTCCATTACTAATTGCTTTACTATAGTACCGCAAGGAGTTTGTAACACCTTACTCTTACCATAAAAAACGTTACCGTCTTGTTTCATTTCGGTAACTATATGGCATGCTCTTTCTAAATCGACTTCTGCTGTAGTAGGATGATTTAACTCACCCATTGATCGCTTAGTAAGAATCATTTCTTTTTGATAACGAGTGACTTCCTGTACCATATTATCTAAATCATAAACGCGTTTATTTTTATTAACATCAGAAGCCATCATATAAGGCCCTTTAATATATAATCTAGATTCAGACTTATTATTCTTTTCTTCTACTATATACTCGAACTCCGAAGGATCAGTTTTCTCTACTAGTAACTTAAAGGCCATAGCGCTATAAAATATTTATTGTTTATGCTATCTTTTTCCGTTAAATAATTCCTTTTCAGTTAGAATCAGGAAGTTATAACCATGCTCGGTCGCCCACTGTTTTGCAGCTTTCCACTTGGATTGATTAATATCGTACGTAGTTTGCTCATGTAATAAAGTACTCTGTTTTTTTCGACCGCGCATAACTGGACGTTGAGTTTGACTGTATGGTTTTATTTCTATTAAGTATTTTACTTTTTTATCTCTCTCTTTTAATACTAACGTATTATCAACATAATACTTATGTGTTCTTGAATCGATAGGACTTATGTATGGTACTATAACACCTTCACTCGTCCATTCAAGTACATTTGGATTATGGTCACACCATTTAAAAAAATGTAGCTCCCATGAGCTCCTATATTGTGGGTGTTTTTTACCTAAGAACTTTTGACGATTAAGAGGTCTATATATACCTTTCTTAAACTCACCTCTTTTATATATAGCCATCAGCCTACAAAAAACATTGGTGGAGCAGAATCACCAAACCCAGCAGAGGCACCAGTAAAGAGTCTTTCTTCTAACTCTTTTTTCTCCGTTAACCCTTCCTGTAAAATACTAGTATCAAGACCTGTACCGCCAAACAATTGAGCATTACCAAACTTACCTCGAACTCGGCCTAATGTGATTTTAGTTAAAGCAGAAGCATATTGATATACCCATGGCTCTTTAATCATATCTTTAATATGTTTTTCTACATAACAAGTTACGACCCCATAAAACCTTTCATTCTTTTTAGGTTCAGGAATCATAAGTAAATGTTGATTGCGTTCATTAAACTTAAAGTATCGTTTTGTAGAAAGCATCTTCTCACGAGTTTCAAGCCATTGCTTTAATATATACCAGCTAATTAAATCAAACCCGTAATTACCCATTGCGTAACTAAAATAAGTTTGTTGCGCTAAAGTTTGTTCAATTGTGAATAATGTATTTAAACTACTACTCGTGGACTCATCATAACTAAATACCTCCATTACCTTTCTATTTTGCCTTGTAAGGCTATCCCATCTACCTATTGTAGGACTAGTTCCAGTAAGTTGATTGACAGTTGTAGTATCGTTTTGAGTATCGTTTCGCGTTGCATTGACTGTACCTGCTTGTTCAGTTGTTGTAGCTAATACAATACCTACTGATACACTATTAGTATAAGTACATAATGGATCAGAAAAAGAATTTTTCTCATCATAATTACCAGGTATAGCGCTGACTTCAAACATAGGTGTTGTTGTTGTAAATACATCACCATATTGAGTTAAGCTTACATCAACACCAGATAGCAGCATATTAACCGACGATACGCACACAACGAGAGATTTAGCAACATGAGCTT